CCAACATCTGACTATTTTGTGTTTGAGATGGATAATCTCTTAACAATAATGTTACTTTAGCATTTCCATCAAGTATTTTAAAGTCAGGTATAAATCTATTTATCTTCATTAAATACTGACCATCGCCTTCTATATCTAAATCAAAGTCCCCTGATTCAATGTATGCAGGAATAGCTGTTTTAACTCCAGTATAACTTACTTCATTAACACCTGTCTCATGTTCATAATAAATAAATGCACCATATGTATTAGTTATACCATTAACAACTGGAAATGTTGGTGTTGCAGTTGAATCCCATTTTGTAGCGTATGGTTTATCATATGTTTGAGCATCTGAATAAGTTGTTCTAGTTAAAGACATTGTAGTCCAAGTATTCTCAACGAAGTTATAAACTACTGATGCATTAACCTGTGTTGAATTGTTTGTTGGATAAAACCAAATTACTTCATTATATAAACTATTATGAGAGCCGTAGACAATGTCTGCTGCATTGTAATTAATACCTGGATTATCTCCACCTGTTGTAAATACATAATCTTCAACTAATGACGGTAATTGTTTTACAGTTCCATCATAAACAAAGAATCCACCACCAAATCCCATCCAGAAAATTGCACCTTGTGCAAAGACTATTGAATGCTGACCAATGCATCCACAATTTGTACCAACCTGTCTAATTGAAAAAACAAAAGGAGGTCCAACAAATTGCATAACATAAGCTGCTTGATCTGTTAAAATAAATATATAATCTTTACCTTGTACAGCTCCCACAATGTAATTTCCTGTATCAAGTCTAAAAGTTCCAGCTGTATTTGTTGCAGTTGGTAACCAAGTATTATAGTCTTCTTGGTTTGAAAATCTTATAAACATTGGATCCTGAGTTGATGGTGTTCCAATTGTAGTTTCAGTTCCAAGTAATATTAAATGTCTATCTCTATCTGATACAATTGAACAAGTTGATTTAGTTGGAGCTCCTGCTATTACAGTTGCTCTAATATTTAAAGCTCCTGATGCCGCTGGATTCCAAGTATATGTTTTACCATTTTTAATAGTCGCAATTAATATTTGTCCAAAGTTATCAAATGACCAGTTAGCTGGTGACAATACAACTGTCGGAGCTGTTGATGCTTCACCCCAAGCAACTGTACCATAAGTAGATGTTCCCCATCCATAACCATAGGTTTGATTAACTGGTCCTACAAATACATAAGGAGTTGTAGTTAATGTTCCACCTGCAGTAACACCAGTTCCTGTTTCAGCTGTAGCCATTGTAATTCTAAATGTAGATGAAGATGGAACTGCAATTACTTCAAAAGTATTTGTTGTAAAACTTGCTGATGTATATCCAGTAGTAGTTGGTCCTGGTGTTGTGACTCCTGTGAATATAATATAATCACCAACTGAAAGTCCATGACCTGCTTTATTTATTGTAACAGTTGCAGATCCTGTTGTAGATGTATAAGTACATGCAGTTAAAGCTGTACCAAGTGGTGTAATATCATAAAATGCACCTTCAAAATAAATAGCTAGTATTTTATTTGTACCTATTGCTGCATATTTATTTCCACTTAAATCTGTCCATGTGTGCTGGGCTCTTGCGACACCTGCTAATGTTTCAGGCGATAATTGTTGCCAACCACCTATTTTCTCGGGGTATCCATAACGAAAACGAATAAAATCACCATCAATCCACTGACCTTCTGCGGCAGTTGAGGTATCTTGTTTGTTAAATCCAGCTTTTATAGGTATCTTTTTTAAAGGCATAAAGGTTCTTATACCTCATATCTATATAATTAACAATAAAGAGTTAATTAAGAAGAGGTAGTGTAATCTTTATAAAAATCAAAGTTATCTAAATCTATAGATGTTTTCATTTTATATGAGTATTTATGATACTCTTCTATTGGAATACTAAGATCATCATTATTTCTTATAACATAAAATCCATCTTTAATTTCTTTACCCCACATACCACTTTGCATATGTTTAGTTTTGTATTCTTTTTTATAAGATAAAGGCTCATGATTAAAATATTTATAAGGTAGTATAAAAACAGAGTGTTTATTTTGTTTTACACAGTCAGATAGCATTAATGGACCGGATATAAACCTTACTAGATTATCATTTTCATCAGCTTCTTTTTTAAAGAAAGTATTTAAGTTTGGTTTTAATTTAATTGTTTTTGTTCTGTGTAAAGTCAGATCATAACAATCTAGCCAAAAAGAATGATTTGGAACAGATGCCATTAAAGAATTTTGCACTAGTTCATCTCCAATTGATTCTACTAAATTAACATCTCCTTTTAATTCATCATAAAAATTATCATAACAATAAACATCCATATCAATATAAATTCCACCAAAGTGATGTAATAATAAATATCTAACACAATCTAATTGAAATATATGACTTGGAAAATTTTTATATTCTTCATAAATTTTAGGGTATTTTTCTTTAACGAAGTTATCTAAACTATCATCGTCCCAAAATTTATATTCAAAATCTTTAAAACAACTTAGTACTGAAGGTTGACAATGTTTCCAAATAGGGTGCCATTCTTCTTTATTATAATAAGCTGTTTGATGAATTATTTTAGGAATCATAAAGATTCTATTTAAAATCTTTCTTGTAAACTAAAGTTTCTATATCTGCAAAATAAATATATTTTAATTTTGAATTTTTTAATGTATCTATTGCGTCTTTTTGTGTTTCAACTAAAGGGTCGCCAGCTAAATTAAAAGAAGTGTGCATTAATATAGGACAATTAGTTTTTTTATTAAAATCTAGAAGTAGATAATACAAAATTTTATTATAATTTTCTGTAACTGTTTGAACTCTACATGTTCCATCGACATGAATTACTGAAGGTATTTTTTTATCAATATCTTTTAAAGAGTTAACAGCATACATCATAAAGGGAGATTCTTCTAATCCACCCATATCAAACCATTCATTAGCTTTTTCTTTTAAAATCGAACAAGCAAAAGGTCTAAATTTTTCTCTTTTTTTTACCTCATTCATAATATCTTTACCATTTGCAATTCTAGGGTCTAAAAATAAACTTCTATTCCCCAACGCTCTTGGTCCTCCTTCAGAATTACCTTGATAAAGAGCAACAACTTTTCCTTGTATGAGTAAATCAGTTATTTCATCTAGTTTAATTTTTTTTGAAGAAATTTCATTATCATTAAACTCAATATTATAATTATATTTATTACCAATAAATAAATTCTCTAACTTATCAAATTTTGTATTTGGATTAATTTGTTTTAAATAAAATTGACATGCTGCAATGCTATTTCCTTCATCTCCACACAAGGGTTCAATAAATAAATTTTTAAATTTATTTTTTATTTTAAAATTATTAACTACATTATAACCTGTTCCACCGGTGATAATTAAATTGCTTGAAATTTTTTCATTGTAATGTTTTTTTATAAAATCAAAATAATTATTTTCGAATTTTTCTTGAATTAAAAAACTTAAATTTAATAAATTTTCATTATTTTTTTCTTCAAATTTTAATTCTGGATATTTTTCAGTATTAATTAATTTTAAACTATTTTCATCTCCATATTTTTTAAACCAAAATTCTTTAGAATTTAATATTTTTTTTAATTTATTATCTTTTTTACCGTAAGCACTTAAACCCATTAACTTTCCTTCTTCTTTAAAAAAATTAAAATGCTTTGAGGCCATTGAATAAAAATGACCAAGATCATTTTCATCGGTTATTTCAATAATAGTATTTTCATCTAAAGAAAGAGGATTTATATTAAAATAATTACCATGTTCATAATTTAAATTTAAACTTAAACTTTCATTTATTTTTGAGTTAGTAAAACATTTTTTGTATAAACACTTAAAATTATTGGGATTTTCAAAAAAATAAACAGATGATGTTTCATAAGCAGCTTCTCCATTACTTAGATTAAATGAAGACCCTCTACCATCAACCACAAAAACGTATGAATTTTCAAAACCAGAATCATAAAAGGCTTTCGCCGCATGAAGTAAATGATGACTTTTATAAAAACTAAATACTTGTTTTTCTATATTATCAATTAATTTAACATGCTTTAAATAAGCACCACACGTCCCCAACGATTCAAAATCATAACCAGTTACCACCGCAACATCAATTTTTTTACGTAAAAAATTAGCTACTTGATTGATACATAATATTGGTAAATGACTTGTTTTTTTCTTTCTTGTAAGTCTTTCTTCTTCACAATAATAAATTAATTTATTGTCTTCATACAAACAAACAGAAGAGTGTTGATCTTTTTGTATACCTAGAACTAACATTAATATTTATATTATATTATATTTCTAAATACGTAAATTTTTTATTTGTTCCAAACTTTCCGGTTATAAAATAATTACTACCAATCATAATTTTTTTACCCTTATTTATTGATTCATGTTCCAAATTAGATAAAAAGATAAATATCCCCCCTTGAATAATATCAAATGTCCAGTTTGCTGCGTTAAAAGCATTAAATTCTTTGATATCATAATCAAGGTAATGACAATCCTCTAATGTACTTCTTCCTGTTCTAAAATGAATTTGATTAAATCCTTCATTTTCTACGTAAAAAGCACAACTTATAAATGAATTTCTGTGCGCATGAAGATGATGGTTTGAATTATCATTTATTGTAGACCAACTTTGAACAATACGTAATTCATTTTTAATTTGTAATATTTTATCTTTATATTCATTCACCCAATAAGACATTATTTCTTCAATTCTTTTTAGTTCTTTTTTTTTTAATATACATGCGTCTTGAGATACCTTATATTTGTTTGATCCTTCTTGTAGGTAGTTTAAATTTAAAATATATTTTTTTTCTTCATCTGTTAAAACAAAATCTGTTTTTATGAAACTTATTGGACTTCCGTTTAATATTTGTGTATTCATATATTTAACCAAGTTGAAATATGGAGTTATTTACCTTCTATTTTAGTATCTGTAAATGTTTGTTTATTAGCAACATCTTCTTTAAAGTTTAACTGCCAATCCATAACTATCTTTACAAGGTGGTTTCCAAAATGTTTTAACATTTCATCTGATAAATGTATTTTTCCTTTTTTTAAAATTAAAAATCTTTCCTTTAAAGAAAACTCTATATCACAAGAACCATTTTTATATTGTTTAAATTTCATTTAAAACTCTTTTTTAATTTTAATAAAAACTACTTGTATTATTCTTACCTCAGTATTAAAATCAATGCAAGGTTCGTGCCAAGTAGATGTATTATAAATTATTAATCTATTTGGTTTAGCACCCACAACTAAATCTGGTTCTAATTGATCTTTATTTTTTGTGTATAATTTAGTGCCATCCATAATATTAAAATTATTAAAATATAATACGGCTGCCATATCCCACTCCTCATCTTGATGTTTCATGGACATATTTTTGTAAATACTTTTACTTTTTAATTCTTGTAAATATGTTTTTCTAAAAAGAGTTTCTATTTTTTCAACTTTATTATCTAAAACCATGTTCAATTTTTTAAATGTAGTAGAATAAACATATGTTTCTTCTAAAAATTTTTTTGTTTCATAACAAGGATAAGCATGTAGTCTATTTGAAACCCAGGCACTATTAGGTTGATACGCTTGATTAAAATTATTTATATTTGCTTCAAAAAACATTAATCCAAATTCTTCTGGTTTATAAAAATCGTCTAAAATTTTTACTGGTTCAATCATAGTTATTTATCGTTTAAATATCATTTTTATTAACCCATTCTATAGGATTTACACTATAGTCTGAAGGAAATTTATTTATATTAAAAGCAACAGTTATTCTTTCAATATTTTTATCTATTTTATTTACTTTATGTAATAATTTAGGATGGAATAATATGTATTTTCCAATTTCTTCATTAACAGTTAAATCATAATCTTTAAAATAAGTACCAGGTCCCCCTTCTGATAAATATAATATTCCACAAAATGCATTGACCGTACTATGATCATGCTCAACTACTTCTTCATTATATCTGCATATATTTCCCCAAGCGCCCTTTATTTCAAAATTTTCCTTGTGTAAAAATTTTATTTGTGGTTGTATAATTTTTAAAAAATTAATAAAATCTTTATTTCTTATTAAACTTTGAAATCCAGTGAAATGACCTTTCACAGATGTTTTATAACTTAATTCTTCATCTTTATTATTTCTTATAAAATCAATTAAATTATTTACTAAATTTTTATTATTAATTTTACCTGTTAATAAAAAAGTTTCTAAAGTAATTTCTCTTACTTTTAAATCAAAATTCATTTTTGTATTCCATAAAGAGTTCTCTTATCTCTAAACCATTCTTTGTTAGGTCCGTTTTTATCTACATAATGTAAAAAAGTTTGAGCATGCCAGTCTCCTTTAAATTCTTCTCTCCAATGTTCAATTTCACAACCTAAATATATAGCAGCATCACCAGGTTCCATATTAATTTCTGTTCCTTCCATATAAATTGGCCATTTAGTTCCATCAGAATTAATCATTACGGTAACACTTACTTCACATGACGATCTATCTTTATGTTTTTTTAAATCTGCATTTATTGTATACATTCTCCAAAAGGCATATGTGCATAATAATTCTAAACCAGTTTCTTTTTGCATTAAATCTAATTTATTAACCATTAAAGACTCCATTAATGGATCACCATAAAAATAAGTATCTCCATTATTATTTTGATGAAAATCAAATGAATCAAAATTAATTCTATGTTTTATTCTACAATAATCTGTTAATAGTTTAATTTCTTCCTTAGTTAAGAAATTTTTTATTAATTTATATTTAAAATCTTTTATAGTGCCCATGCTACAACTGAATACCTTTTTCCTTTAGTTACTGGTTTAACTGTATGAGGATATAAAAAATTACTTGGCCAAATTATCATTCTGTTTGGTTTAACTTCCACTTCCCATTCTCCAGATCCATCTGGATTCCTAAAACAAAGGTTTCCACCTTCATAATCATTATTTAAAAGTAATATACAACTCATTGTTCTAGGTATACCCGCAAAATGATCTACATGCCATGTATAAAAACCAGTATTTTCATATTTTAATATTTCTATATCAAATATATTTTCATAATTATAATCTAAAATATTCGCATCAAATTTGTATTGTTTTAAATTTTTATTAAAATAAGAACATAATAAATTAAACCAATGAACATTGGAAATTGAGTTATTTAAATTTGAAAGAGGTAATGTGTAAGTCTTTCTTATATTAAAATCTGTTTTAGTTTCGTTTCCTCCTCCTATTTTAGTTTCTATAAATTTAGAAACGTTTGCAAAACGAATTAAATTGGTTAAAGTATTCCATGGCAATACTTCATCGTAAATTTTAATAAAGTTTTTTATTTCCATGATTTCTTATTCCAATACTTATCTTTATAAATATTTAATAGTTTTAATCCATAAAAAAGTCTGGAGTTTTGTACTTCTTTTTGTAATCTTGGTTTAATCATCATTCTCCAAGCGTCTCTTTTAAAAGGTATTATTTGAACATAAGGTGTTCCTTTTTTAAAAGTTGTTTCTAAAACAGGGTACTTATCTCCGTTGATAACAATTGGAAAATTTATCTCATTTGGAAAAGTATCGGTGTCAACTATTCCTGGTATTATTGAAAATCTATCATCTGAATTGTTTAATGGTGGAACAAATAAACAAGAATAGCCTTTAGGTGTTTTTATTTTCCAGGGGTTAATTATTTTGTAAAAAGGTAAGTTTTTATTTTTCTCAATAAAAGGAGATCCCTCTACTTGTTCAAGAGAATGTGTATCAAACCCTGAGTTTAAATTTATTCTTTTAGCATATAGTATCTGTGATTGATCATGTAAACCAAAAGTTTGAAAAGAATCTTTAAACTCTTCTCCTTTTTCATTTTTGTTATTTACATTGTGACGAACATGAAAATCTTGTGGTATCTTTAATAAATAACCAGAAGTCAAAGTATCTAAAAAAGGCATACAACCTTTAATAGTTTTATTTAAATGAGTATGCTCCAATTTTTTATACCATTCTGGTATATTTAATTTTGTAGGCATTGGAAAATCTTCTTTCAATGCAAAATAATCTTCGTGAGCACTAAACTCTATTTCTTTATCGAACATGCTAAAATAGTAGCATTTTTTATGGTAATTGTAAAATATTATATGAGGGTTGTCCTAAATCGTTAAAATATTGCTCTAATGATTTATTCATTGGATAAGTAATACTATCTAAATTTAAATTATTCAATTGATTATAATAATCATTCCAACGATTAAATAACGGATGATTAGTATTCCAATTTAAAAAATTCATTATTAAATTTTTATTTTTATTTATATAAGTATTTAAAAATTCTTTGTTAGGAAAAGAAGGATAGTCCACTTGATAATTAATTGTGTTATTATTATAACTTAATGTACTCTTAAGACCAAATTTTACATCTAGGAAATTATTTTGTGAATCTTCAATAATTTTATAATCAGATTTCATTATATTTAAATTATTTAAATCTTCTAAATTTTCTGCAATTTTATATAATGTTGCTAAAATATTATCACTGTTTTTTTGAAATATAAAATAACTCATTTTTAAGTACCTGTATTTTCAAAAACAGCTAAAGCCCCAGCACCACCAGCATTACCCGGAGTACCGCCGTTGTCCATTCTAAATCCAGCAGGAGCCCCTGCAGTTCCAGCTGTGAAACCAATTATAAAACTCCTTAATGAAAAAGTTTGACTAGCACCCGGTTGAGTTCCTGCGTTTCCTGCAGTCGCCGCATTTCCACCGTTTCCTCCATTTACAGTTCCTACATTAGTAATAGTAGTATTTCCACCTGCACCACCTGCTGCTTGGTAACCTCCAGGAGAGGGACCTACCCCACCACCTGCATTACCTGCGCCCCCAACTGAATAGGGTTGAGAAAAAGGTTGTGTAATGGGTTTATTATAAAATCCAAAACCACCTGCTCCACCAACAGCACCGTTGCCAGGATTTGAAGACCATGCTCCCCCAGATGAACCTCCTCCACCTGCGAATAAATAACAACCTAATCGATTTGCTGTTGGACTTGCTGTAAGAGTTCCAGAAGCAGGACCCGAAACAGCAACTAATGGTATTCCCATTCCAGCACCAGCTGATCCAGAAGATGCAGCAGTAATACGACCATCAGCATCAACTGTAATTGAAGCTGCTGTGTAAGATGCAGCTGTAACACCAGTTGAAATCAATTGATTTGATCCTACAGAGTTAGCTGCAAGTTTTGATTGTGTAATTGTTGATTGTGTAATTTTAACAGCTGTTACAGCATTAGTTTGAAGTTGATTTGTTCCAACTGAATTTGCTGCAAGTTTAGCTTGTGTAATAGTTGAATTTGTAATTTGAGCTGCAACAATTGATCCTGATAACGTAGAAAGATCTGTTACTTGAATATCCGTTCCATCAGAATATAAAATTTTAATTCCTTTATCAGTCGTAGACCAAGTTTGTCCTGTACCCGTTGATGCATATTTAAAATTAACTGTGAAAGCACCTGTTGTTCCATTTGATACAATCCATGTTTTTTCAATTCCATTTGGAACGGTTACAATTTGATTTCCTGTGATTGTTCCTGATAATTTAATGACAGCATTTCTTGCATTTGCTAATGCATTCTGTGTCATTACAAGAGCTGTTGTTTGAGCTCCACCTGCAATAGAAATATCTTGGTATCCTGCGATTGCTTGTTGAATAACTACTAAATTTGTATTTGTAATTGCTCCCCATGTACCAGCGTTTTCGCCAGTTGCCATTAATTGTATTGCTAGATCTGTAGTATATGTAGATGCCATATTTTAAATTCCTTTGTTTTTACTCTTATTAAAATATTTATCAGTTTTTGTCAATTAATACAACCCCTATATTTATGCTGCTACTTCTGTCCAATTTATAGATTGTCCAGTATTTACAGGAGCCCAAGCGCTTACATATAACTGACCCGTTGAACCTGTCAAGTTATTTCCTGTTAAATTTACAGGAGTATTTAAAACAACCGTTACAGAACTTACAACTGTTGTTA